TATCGGTATGGGATGTTGCGTCGTGTGAAGGGTTGGGGGAAGGACCCTGTTGGTGCGACGGTTTGTGCGACGGAGTTTGTTGGTCCTTGCCGGTTCGATGGTTTCAATGCTGGTGGGGAGCCGGTGGCGAAGGAGCATCCCGCGCCGTGGGTTTTGATTGGTGCGGTGTCGAAGGATCAGACGCGCAACACCATGACGCTTTTCCCTGGCTTGTTTTCGGATGAACTTTTGGCGGAGAAGAACATTGATCTCGGCAAGGAGATCATTTACGCGGAGCGGGGCCGACGCCGCCTGGAGGCTGTCACCAGTTCGCCTCGCGCCCTCGAGGGTGCCCGTGCGACGTTCACGTTGAAGAACGAGACGCAGCATTGGCTTTCGACTAACGAGGGCCATCAGATGTCGGAGGTCATTGCCCGCAACGCAACGAAGTCGCGGGACGGTGCCGCTCGAGCCCTGGCTATTTCCAATGCCCATAATCCGGGTGAGGACTCGGACGCGGAGCATGACTATGAGGCTTATCAGGCGATTGATCAGAAACGGTCCAGGGCCACCGGGTTTTTCTATGACTCGCTGGAGGCACCGCCGACTGTTGAGTTGGCGGATGAGGAGCAGCTTCGTGAGGGCTTGACTTTGGCCCGCGGCGATTCTCATTGGCTGGACATCGACCGCCATGTTGAGGAGATTTACGATCCGCGGAACAGTCCCGCGACTTCCCGTCGGTTCTATTTGAACCAGATCGTGGCGGCGGAGGACGCGTGGATCGCCCCGCATGAGTGGGATGCGCTTGTTCAGGCTTCTGATGTTGAGGATGGGGAGGAGATCACCCTTGGGTTTGACGGCTCGAAGTCGGATGATCATTCCGCCCTGATTGCTTGCCGTGTCGAGGACGGCTATGTGTTCACGTTGGGGGTGTGGGACCCGGACAGGTACGGCGGCGAGGCTCCCCGCGAGCTCATCGACGGCGCGGTTCGTGCCGCCCATGAGCGGTTCAACGTCGCCGCGTTCTTTTCGGACTTTCACCCCTGGGAGTCATACGTTGATCGTTGGGCCGAGGATTACGGTTCCGGTTACGCGGTCAAGCCTGTCAGCACCCATGCGATTGCTTGGGATATGCGCAACCGGCATAAGGAAACGACCATCGAGTACGAACGCCTCCATGACGAGATCGTTGAGGGGGCTTTCCGTCACGACGGCAACAAGCAGGTTCGCCAGCATTTTCATAACGCCCGTCGCCGCCCGAATCAGTGGGGGGTGTCGGTCGGTAAGGAGCACCGCGAGTCGTCCCGCAAGATGGATTCGGTGCCGTCAACCACTTTGGCCCGCGCCGCTCGGCGTTTGGTCCTCACATCGCCCCGCCGTCGCAAGAAGCGTTCCGGCAAGGCCGTGTTTATCTAAGGAGGCCGTATGCCACTCAGTGCCGACGCAGCGGTCGAACAAGCCGAGCTGCTCAAGAACATGCAGGAATCGGAACGTGAGCAGCTTGATGTGGTCCGTCAGTATGTGAGGGGCCGTCAGGCGTTGCCGGCTGTCATTCCTTCCGCGGCTCCGCGTGAGGTGAAGGTGATGGCGCAGATCGCCCGCGTGAACATTTGCAAGATTGTGGTGGATTCGCTCACTCAGTCGATGTATGTGGATGGGTTCCGGGCGGATAAAGAGAGTGACAACGCCCTGGTTTGGGGGGCGTGGCAGAAGAATCGTTTGGATGCCCGTCAGACGGGGATTCATCGCGCTTCGTTCACTTATGGCACGTCGTACGCGGTTGTGTTGCCGGGTGATCCGTTGCCGGTGATCCGGGGTGTTTCGCCTCGCATGATGACCGCGGCGTATGGGGAAGATCCCGATTGGCCGGTGTTTGCGCTTGAGCGTTTGTCAATGGCCCCTGATGGTTCGCAGCTTTGGCGGCTTTACGATGACACGTCGATCTATTACTTGGGCGAGAAGACCGTCAACACGGCGGAGGGCGGCAAGGCCCGTGCGTTCACGTTCATTGAGCAGCGCGATCACAACATGGGGGTAACTCCGGTCGTGCGTTTCGTTGATGAGGACGACCTGGACGCCGAATGTGATGTTGAGGCCGGTGACACGATTACCGGCATTCCGCAGCATCCCATTCTTGGGGGTCAGGTGACGCCGCTGATGCCGATTCAGGATCAGATCGACCTGACGACTTTCAATCTTCTTGTGGCGCAGCATTACAACGGTTTCCGCCAGCGGTGGATTCTCGGTTGGACCGCCGATAGCGAGTCCGAGAAGATGAAGGCCGCGGCTTCGCAGATTTGGACGTTTGATGATCACCCGGACGAGGTGAAGCTCGGCGAGTTCTCCCAGACGGAGTTGAGCGGCTACATTGATTCCCGCGAGTCTTCCCTGCGTCACGGTGCCACGTTGTCGCAGACGCCCGTTCACGAACTTATCGGGGAGTTGGTCAACCTTTCCGCCGAGGCGCTTACGGCGGCGGAGGCAGGTAAGGACCGCAAGGTTGCTGAACGGCAAACGTTGAGCGGTGAGGCGTGGGAGCAGACGCTTTGGTTGACGGGACGGTTAATGAACGTGGAGGTGCCCGATGACGCGCAGGTACGTTGGCGTGACACTTCGGCCCGTTCGTTCGCCGCGACCGTTGATGGCCTCGGGAAGCTGACGCAGATGCTCGGTATTCCCCCGCAGGAGCTGTGGCACATGGTTCCTGGCACGACACCGCAGGACATTGAGAATTGGAAGTTGGCCGCCCAGAACGGCGATTCTTTCGCGTTCCTGGCAGACATGCTTCAGCGTCAGGGTGCGCCGACTGGCGATCCCGCCCCGATCAATGGCTAGGACCGCCGCCGGCACGACGCTCACTAACGAGCATCGCCGCGCCCAGCTCGAAGTTCGTGCCGGGGCGCTCCAAGATTTCATGCGGCTTTGGCCGCTTTGGGATGGCAGCGAGGCCACGTTCCGTGACCTGATTGCCGCATCCTTGCCGTTGATTCGCCAGTACCACAACATTTCGTCTTCGGTGGCGGCGTCCTATTACGACGCTTTCCGAAGGGCGGAGCGTGTCGGTGGCAGCCCCACCCCGCGTTTGGCTGTGCTGGATGAGTCCGGTGCCGCAGCGGGCCTTTATTTGACGGGCTCGAAGATGACCCAGGAGGCGGTGCTTGCGGGCCAGTCGCCGCAGGCAGCGAGGCAGACCGCGCTTGTGCGGGTTTCGGGTGTTGTCACTCGTCAGGTTTTGAACGGGGGCCGGGGCACAGTCGTTCTTTCGTCCGCCGCCGACAAGCAGTCGGGCGGCTGGTCGCGTGTCACGTCGGGTGATTGCTGCGCTTTCTGCGCACTGATAGCAGCCAACGGCCCCGTTTACAGCGAGGATACTTACGACTTCGAGGCGCATGACCATTGCGCGTGTACCGGGGAGCCCACCTATGACGGGTCTGAGTGGCCCGGACGGGGCAGGGAGTTCAAGGACATGTACGACCGTGCTGTTGCCTCCGCGAAGGAATCGGGCGACCTTGAGCGCGGCACAAGCAACGACCTTTTGAACGCTTTTCGGCGCGAGTTCAGCGCCGCCTAAACGCCGCCCCAGGAGGGTGGCCCAATTGAACCCAGGAGGTTCACATGCCGGACGATCCCGCTCCCGAACCGGAGCCGACCGACCCTGAAGCAAAGCCCGATGCCCCGGCCCCGCCGTGGAAGTCGGATGATTTTGACCCCGAACGTGCCTGGAAGAAACTTCAGGCCGTAGAGGATGACAAGCGCAAAGCACGGGAACGTGCCGAGAAGGCCGAGGCCGAACTCAAGAAGCGTGAGGACGAAAAGAAGACCGACCAGCAGAAGCTCGAGGAAGAGCTCGCCGAGGTCAAGAAAACTGCCGGCAGTGCTTCACAGGAGGCCATTCGCCTTCGTGTCGCGCTCCGCAAAGGACTTACCGAGACTCAGGCCAAGCGCCTAGTCGGTGACACAGAGGACGAGATGGCGGAAGACGCCGATGAACTCCTCGCATCGTTCAAGTCGGATGACGAGCCGGAGCAGGACTCCCGCCGCCGCCCGACTGAGCGTCTGCGGCCAGGTGCCGCTCCCTCCGCTGACACGGAGCCCTCCAGCCCGAAAGAACTTGCCGAGCAGGTTCCGCGGGGCTGGTAACACCTGCCGCACGACCCCTTCCACGGCGGTCGCTCGCGGTTCACAAATCGAACCCCTCATAAGGAGGTATCGCCGTGGCTAACACATACATCAAGGCAGAAAAGATCATCAGTCAGGGTCTCGGAATGCTTCAGCGGGAGCTCGTTCTCCCGAATCTCGTTACCCGCATGGGCGTCGCCGATTTCGTCGGCGCGAAGAACGACACGGTCAACATTCGCATCCCGTCGATCCTGTCGGCGCGTGAGTACAGCTTGAGGAACAACCGTTCTTCGGCGATCACATATGACGAGCTGGAAGAGCTGAGCATCCCTGTCACGCTCAACAAGCACGTTTACTCGGGTGTCAAGATCACCGACGAAGAGCTCACGCTCGACATCGCGTCTTGGGGCGAGCAGGTTGCCCGTCCGCAGATCCGTGCGGTGGCCGAGAAGCTGGAAAGCTATATCGCGACCGCGATGGCCGGTGCCGATTTCGACCAGACCGTCCAGTACGACGGTGTGGAGACCGGCGAAGGCGTTTCCTCGTTCTACGAGACGCTGGTTGATGCCCGTAAGGCGCTGAACGCGGCCAACGTCCCGGCTGGTGGCCGTGTCGTGGTCCTCGGGTCCAACGTGGAAGCGGCTGCGCTGCTTTCGCAGAACCTCGTGAAGGTCAACGAGTCCGGTACGGATTCCGCGCTCCGCGAGGCCGTCATCGGAAGGATCGCGGGCTTCACCGTGATCGGCAACGTGAACTCGGTTGATCCCGATTTCGCTTGCGCTTTCCATCCGACCGCGTTTGCGTTCGCCAATGTCGCCCCGCAGGTTCCTTCGGGTGCCACCGCTGGCGCTACCTCGTCTTACGAGGGACTGGCGATGCGCTGGATCAGGGATTACGACCCGGATCATCTCCAGGACCGTTCGGTCTACTCTTCGTTCGCTGGTGCTGCCAGCATCGAGGACGGACGGGACGCTTCCGGCGATCTGACGACCAAGAACGTCAGGGCCGTCGAGATCGAGTTCACCGGCTCGTGATGAATTGGCAGCCCCTCGGCTTCGGTTGTGGGGCTGCCACTTTGTTCTCCCCTAGCGATTTGAGGTAAAGATGGCACTGGCCGAGCTAACCGATTACGAAGACCGACATGGCGACGTGGACGGCACCGACGCGGAACTCGTCCAGACTCTTCTGGAGGACGCCTCCGCCCTGATTCTTGACGTGGCCGACGGCTCCGAGGAGGGGTGGGCACTTGAGGAGGAGGACGCGGTTATCCCAGGCAACGTGGTCGCTGTTTGTGTGGCCGCTGCTTATCGCGCTTTCACGAACCCGAACGCGGTTTCGAGGCAGGCACTCGGGATGGCTTCTTTCACTTTCAAGGGGGACATTCCCGATGCCATGTACTTGACCGACCGTGAGGTTCGGTTGATCCGCAAGGCGGGCAGGCGCAGCACTTTCCAGGCTGTGACATTGGAGTCGCCGTACTCGGGTGACACGCTGGACGACAACGAGCTTCTGCTTGGCTGAACTGTCGATATTGGTGCCGGTGCTTAACCGGCCTCATCGCGTCAGGCCAGTAATTGAGTCGGCTGCCGCAGCCACACCCGGCGCGGAAGTTTTGTTTATCGCGGACCCCGACGATGCCGCCGAACTGGAAGCGTTGGAGGCCGAGGGCGCTGATTTCATTGCCCCCGGCGGCAAGTACTCCGAGAAGATCAACGCGGGGGTGAGGGAAACCGATTCGCCCCTTTTGTTTTTTGGTGCGGACGATTTGACTTTTATTCCCGGCTGGTTTGAGGTGGCCCGTTCGCATCTGTCGAATGAGATCCGGGTGGTCGGCCTGAATGACGGGGTGACGAAACGCTCCCAGCTCGGGCATCACGCAACACACTTTCTTGTCACTCGCGACTATGCGCTGCTGCCAACCATTGACGACAAGCGTGGCCCCCTGTTTGAGGGTTACGGGCATCAGTACGTCGATGACGAGTTCGTTGGCACCGCCCGGTTGAGGCGGGCCGTTTCTTTCGCGACTGACGCTCGGATTGATCACTCCCATTATTTCAACGGGACGGGGGTGATGGACGCGACTTACGAGAAGGGTCTGTTGACCAAGGCGGACGACCGCCGCCTTCATCGCCGCAGGAGGATGATGTGGAAGTAACAATCGCCGTCGCCACATACGGCGATGAGAAATGGATTGGTCTTGCGGAGTCCCGCGCCATTCCCTCGGCCCTTGGGCAGGGCGTCCCGGTTCTCCACCATCACGGGGATACCTTGGCGAAGGCCCGCAATGAACTCCTCGAGCGGTGCGAAACGCCGTGGATCATTCACCTGGACGCGGACGATGAACTGGACCGGAAGTACGTGAGGCACATGGCTGCCGGCACCGCCGATGTTCGGGCACCTTCTGTCCGTCGTTTTGCGAAAGGCAGGGCGCGGCGCGGCACCTACATGCCGAAGGTGTACGGCCATCGCCATAACTGTGAGGGGGATTGTTTGCCGGACGGCAACTGGGTGACCGTGGGCGCTTGCGCCCGTGTTGATCTGCTGAGAGACGTTGGCGGTTGGGGCGACGAGCCCGTGTACGAAGACTGGGCGCTTTGGTTGCGATGCTGGAAGGCCGGGGCAACCTTTGAGGCGATTCCCCGCGCCGTTTACGGCTATCACTGGATGCCCGATTCCAGAAACCACGCGCTGCCCAACCGGGACGAGTGGCACCACAAGATTCACGACTCGATCATGGAGGCAGCGTGAGCATCGCGATTCTCGTTCCGACCCTTGGCCGCGCCGAAAAGCTAGTGCCCCTGGCCGAGAACGTTGCGGCCACCACCCCCCGCGGCAAGTACAGCCTCATTTTTGTGCTGGATCATGCGGACAAGGCGAGCCTTGAGGCCGTCAAGTCCGCGCCGTGCGCCCGTTACGTTTTTCGTGACGGCACATACCCGGTGAAGATCAACGCCGGTTACGCGGCCTGCAACGAGGATTTGATTCTCCCCACCGCTGACGATGTTGTGTTTCACGACGGCTGGTATGAGACGGCGCTTGGGGAAATGGAGCCGTGGGTTCAGGTGCTCGGCACCTTTGACCTCACTCCGTCGACGGAGGACGGCTCCCATGCCACCATGCCGATCATCCGCCGCTCTTACATCGAGGAGACGGGCGCGGCACACATGGAGCTCGGCACCGTTTTCCATGAGGGTTACCACCACAACTGCGTCGAAACGGAAACGTGCCAGCTCGCGATGCGCCGCGGCGTTTGGAAGTTCGCCAAGAACGTCGTGATTGAGCACAGGCATCACGCTTGGGGGACTCGTGAGGCAGACGAAACTGACCGCAAGGGCAACCTTGCCAACTGGGATGAGGACATGACTTATTTCCATCGTCGCAAAGCGAAGTGGGAACGTCGGTAGTCATTCCGTGGGCGGGCGGGTGTCAGCATCGCCAGCGGGCACTTGAGTTCGTATCGGCGTGGCACACCTACCCGGTCACGGTCGCGAAGGGTGGCACCCCCTGGGTTAAGGCCGAGGCGGTCAATCCCGCCGTCCGTGATTCGTCCGCCGACATCATCGTTGTGGCTGACGCGGATTGCGTCACGGCTGGGTTACCTGCCGCGGTCGAGGCCGTAGCGTCCGGCAGGTCCCGTTGGGCGATCCCGCACCGCAAGGTTGTGAGGCTCACGGAGGAAAGCACCGACCGTTTCATTGCGACCGGCGAGGTCGCCCACCCGCTTGATCGCCGCCAGTACACGGGCATTGCCGGGGGAGGGTTCGTTGTCGCCCGTCGCGAAACGTTGCTTGAGGTTCCGATGGACCCGCGTTTCGTGGGTTGGGGCCATGAGGACGAGGCTTGGGCGATGGCGCTCACTTGTCTCGCCGGCAAGCCTTGGCGTGGTGACGCCGACCTAATCCATTTGTGGCATCCCCCTCAACCGAAAATTCAGGCCCGTAAGGGCTCGGAGGAGTCGTGGGGGTTGCTTCTCCGTTACGGCGCTGTCCGCCGGAAGCCGTCCGCTATGCGCCTGCTCTTGAAGGAGTTACATGATCTCGAAGCTAATCAACCGTCCGTGTCAGATCGTTCGTCTTGGTCCTAGCGGGACGGAAGACGATTCGGGCAACGAGATTGACGGGGAAACCGTTGTCACCACCGTCTGTGAAATCCAGATGTTCACGGGGCAGGCCACGGAACCAGCGGGTCATAACGAACTGAGCCGAACGAATTGGAGTCTCTTTCTTCCGGTCGGAACTGACATTGATTCCGGTGACCACGTAATCGTCGATGGCAAGAAGTACGAGCTGGACGGCGACGCATGGGCCGTCCGTGACCCCCTCACAGGCCGCATGAGCCACGTTGAGGCGTCCCTGATGCTGACCACCGGTGCGAACGACGGGGAGTCCTGATGGTCGCAATGGAAAAAGTGCTCCGCACCTACCTCAACACCCAGGATCTCGGGGTGAAAATCGCGGGTGAGAACCCGAAGGACACCGAGCAGGGATGGTTGAAGCTCACCCAGATTGATGACCGGGCCGTTGGTGTGGAAGACGCCGACTACTTCCACAACCACCACATCCAGGTTGACTGTTACGCCAGCGTCAACGGCACCGCCGGCCAGGACGAGGCCCGTGACCTTTACATCAACACCCGTGCCGCCCTTGTCGGGATGAAGCACACCGACCTCGAGGACGCCGTTGTTACCGCCGTCCGTTTCGGTGCTTGCCCCAGGGTGCCGGATGAGGCTTTCAACCCGCCGCGTCAACGGTACGTGATCGACGCGCACATTTACGCGCATGAGGTGCCCGATGCGGGCGTTCATTCCTAACCCGAACTTCGTCAACGAGCTCGCGAAGGAAACACCGCAAGTTGAGGCGTTGACCGACGCCGCGAAAGAGTCGGCCAAGGAGTCGGAGAAGATCCGCCATCACGTCATGCCTCAAAAGAAGGACCCGGCCATCGAGGTTGAGAACGACGGGTTCCGTGTGTGGCTGGTCAACACCGATTACGGCGGACATTTGGACGAGTGGGGCAGCAAGAACAACCCGGCCTACGCCCCCCTTCGCAACGGCGTTCGTAACGCCGGCTTCCCGCTCGAAGAGACCTGAACTTACCCGCCCCTGATGGGGCAAGCCGTCCCGTGGGGCGGTGACCATAACAACCATGCCCCACAGGGCAAGGAGGAAACACCATGCCAAACGACGCAGCAGAAGTACTGGTTGCGCAGCAGGTCAAGATTTACCTTGGCCCTGCCGCCGCCAGCGTCCCCACCACAATGGCCGCGCCGAGCGCCAGCTTCATCGACCTCGGCTACACCTCAACCGATGGTTTCAGCATCAGCTACGAGCCGACCGTTGAAGACATCATGGCCCACCAGTCCCTCGATCCGATCCGTCAGATCAAGACCGGACAGGTATCGCAGGTCACTTTCAACCTGATGCAGTGGAACGAGTACACCGTTCCGCTCGCTTTCGGTGGCGGAACCTGGAGTGACGCTTCCGGCGTTTACACCTATTCGCCCCCGGACACCAACGAGCCTATCGCCGAGTACACCCTCGTCGCTGACATTTCGGACGGCACGAAGGATCTCCGCCTGACGGTTGGCCGCGGTGTGGTTGCTAACGCCGTCGAGACCAGTCTCGTCAACAACGCTGCCGCTGTCATGCCGATCACGCTGAAGGCGCTGAAGCCGACCACCGGCAAGTCGTGGAACATCATCACTGACGAGGCCAACTTCTCGTAATGACCACCACGGCTAAAAACAAGGGCAAGTCAATCACGGTCAGGGATCTGACCTTGAAGCTGCCCGCGGAACTCCCGTTCGAAGTTCTCCGCCATTCCGTTGAGTCCCCGGACTACACGGCCAAGTTCCTCGAGATCGTTCTCGGTGAGGAGCAGGCGGAGAAGGTTTGGGATCTCGGCCTTGGCCTGAAGGAAGGCACCGAACTCCCCGACAAGATCGTGGCTGAGTATTCCCTAGACATGGGGAAATAGCGACCCTCGGCAGTTGGCTTGACGAAGAAGGTCAAGAGGCTGTCGAGGTCGATTTCCAACGGTTCTACGGGCTGGATTGGTCCGTGGAGGTTGACCGGATGTGCCTTCGTCGGGTGTGGGTGCTCACGCATCTCATGCCCGCCGAGGGCGCGTTCGTGCCTTTGATGTCCGAACGGGCGAAGAAGAGCAACAAGCGAGTTACCAGCGTGGATCAATTGACCATGCTGCTCAAGTGAAAAGGAGGTGAGACATGGCCGAAGCGGGACGCGCAGTAGTTGAGTTCATAGGCGATTACTCCAAGCTGAATGCCGGTCTCGCCTCCTCCCTCGCCCCGACGAAGTTGGGGAAGATGGGGAAGGTCGGGGGCCTCGCCATTGGCGGGGCTCTTGCTGCTGCAGCGGGCGGCGCGGTTGTCACAAAGGCCCTTTACGGGCTCGGCAAGGAGTTCGACACCGCCTTTGATCGCATTCGTGTTGGCACGGGCGCGACCGGCAAGCGCCTCGAGGGACTGAAAAAGGACTTCAAGGGTGTCGCGAAGGAA